TACAATCACTGGTAATTTCTAATTCTACTTTTTTAATCATTTGAATTGTGCTCCAAACGGATCAAACTCTTTTCCGCACTTCATACTACATACTTTTAATTTGCCATCGGCACAACTCGATTTATTCCAACTGTTTTCGATATCATCAAAGATACCTGTATCAAACACTGCACGTAGACCATGTTTTTTTGCACTGACTGCATCTTTGCCGCCCACAGCATCGATAAAGTCCCATACTTGTTCTTGCTTAGGATCTTTGTGCCACCATTTGTACATACGCCCAGCAGTCCAACAACACGGCATAGCAAGTCCTTCGGCTGTGATAAACAAATTGCCTTCGTCTTTTACTTTACAATGTATTTCTGCACGATCATAATATGCGTCCATACTGCCATGCTTGTCTTTGACTTTGTCGTATTGTTTAATTGCATCATTTTGATATTTTTCATCAGGCTTTTTAAGTTTAGCAGTTTCCTTACCTTTGCGATTTATTGCTTGGTGAGATTCTTTCTTTTTACTTTGTGCTGTTACAAATCGGCCTGTTTTCTTTTTAATAAATCTTTCGCAGCCCCAAGTATTTGCAAGTGCTTCTGCTTCTTCAACTTGATGTTGATTGTGTTCAAAGATTAAAAAGTCCCAACGTGCTCTACCACCTGCGTCTATGAACGCTCGCATGTTGCGTTCTACATTATCCCATACAACTCCTTGGCGATATAAATGATTAGTGTCACGCAAACCATCCACACTAAATATGACGGCACCCATCCTTCCAAAAACTTCAGCCAGCTGTCCCCACCATTCTTCATTTTTTGCTCCTGCATTTGTATTCATACTCAGCCACATTTTTTCATTATGCTGTCTAAAGTATTTGAATATTTCTAGTGTATCTCGTGCTACAATAGGGTCGCCTAAGTTGCCGCACATATACATAGTGTTTAGTTGTGCAATAAACTCCGGTTCAAAGATACGTTTACAATCGTCTAATGTAAGTTCACTCAAATCAATGTGTGGATTTAATGCTCCGCCATTTTGATTGCGATCACACATAGGGCAACTGGCTTGACAGTTTTGTGTGTTTTCTAAATGTATTGTTTTTATATTTTCGTACTTATACATCCATTATCAACTTTACATCTTTACCAGGACCAACCTTACTGGGCAAGTCGCCATATTGTTCAACATACCATTCAATAACAGCCTTGTACCAGTTTTGACTGTTGTGATGTGCTAGTTTATTAAACTGCCAAATATTATTATTGGTTGCTTGTATTGTACTTAAAGCTCTAGCACTTTCAGTTTGCATTTCTCGTAGTGTTAAATTACTTATATCCAATTTTCATAAACCTCGTGTATTTTTCTAATTCTAGTTCGCCTTCATATAATACAGTTGACATTGGCGCACTTTTACTAAATTGTTTTAATGTACTAAAACAGTTAACATGCTCTGGAACTTCAAAATAATTGTTATTTTGTAATATTACTAATTGCTTTGGTAAAATTTTACCATACCAATCATCAAAGTCTTCCAAATGTTCTGTACTTGTGTTTATAATTGTATCTGGAATAGTCCATAATGTTTCAGTAGTACCATCTGATTTATTTACATCATATATATGTTCGTCAAACATTATTTCATGAATATCTTGTGTACATGCTTTAAAACGCCAATCGTCTAGCACCCATTTTTTATTAAATGTTTCTGCAATTTTCCATACACTAGGATCTATATCAAAACTAACAATTCTTTCTACATTAGTTTTTGATTCAAATAGCATTGTTGCTAATGTAGCATACCATCCTGCACATAAAAATACTACACCTAAATCAACATTTATTTCTTCTAATGTGTTTACTAACCAAAGTTTACTTTTTATTTGTCCTTGACTTAAACAATCTTCATCAAAATCAATATCATTTGTAATTAAATCCTTTAATGATTTTACAAAATAACTATCTGTATAACGTGTTAGAATTTTAAACAAACTCCAAATATTATCATCAAAAATAAGTTTTTTTAAATCATCTTCGCCAACAAGTCTAAATACACTAAAAACATTATCTTCACAAACTGCTTTACGCAAATCGTCATTGCCGGGTAATAATCTAAATAGACTATGGATATTATCTTCTAATACTGCTTTACGCAAATCTTCTATATCGCCTACACAACGCTTATTATCGATTATTCTAAAAATACTATGAGAACTTTTGCTTACAATCGCCTTAGCAAGTTCTTTTTTATCTAGCAATGTTAAAATAGAATAGATGTCTTTATCGTTATAACACCTTCTTAATAATTCAAGTTTTTTATTATTAGAATTTAAAATTTCAAATCTATCTAGTATTTTAAATATTTCCATTAAACTTTTCCTCTAACCAGTCAAAGTCATTTATCATTTTTAATTCTTCTACTTTATTTCGATTTCTAGCACCGTATGCAGCACCTGCTTTTGCACCTTTTAAAGCATATTCGCCAAACTCGGGCTCGCCTTTTAAATAAGTACACCAAATACGCAACCTATCGTTGGTTTCGTTATCTTTTTGCCTATCAATAATCTTACTACTCAATTTTACGCATTCACGGAATGCACTTTTCCATGTGTTAAACGGATCTGTATTAAATGCTGTAATATTTGATATTTTCTTCATTGCTACAAACTTACTACTGATACTTGTTGTCATATCAGGTTTGCTTGTATCCATTGTAAGTGTTAGTTCGGTAGGAAATAGTTTTATACCTCCGTATCCGTACACCAACCCATTGATAGGATTTTCACTACGCCAGACATGTACTGCTTCTTTATTGTGATGCTCTGGCATATAATCAAATTTAAAATAATCCGTAATCTGTGCATCGCCGTCTATAATCCAAAACATTTCTGTTTTACATAAACTTGCTGCGGCAATATGTGCTTCGTGAATACCTTTAACACCGTGTATACGTTTTACATCTGGAAAACGTTCTAGTATATGCTCGTAATTTTCGTCAGCATTTGGTTCATTATAACTGATAAAAACTTTATCAAATTCTATAGCAATTGGTTTACTTGCTTGCACTTCTACAAACTTTTTGTTTACATAAAATCTTGCTTTTAATTCACCAGGACCGTGGTGACTGTTTTTAGGCATTAGCGCAATACCATCGTAAAATTCACCATTTAAAAAAACATGTGTATTGTCTTGACTATGCTCATCTGGTATATAGTCAAATTCAAAATCACTGTCTACTACGAGATCATCATACACAATCCAAACAAATTTAGTTAAACATTTTTGTTTTGCTTCAGGCACCGTGCTGGCAAATTTTGCCATAGGAACATTTCTCTTTAATCTTTTAAAATTGCTCCACGAAGGGTCGCCAATAAAATAAACATCATACATACTATAATTATATGATAACTTAACTTTAAAGTCAAGAACAGAATAGATAAATAATGTAGCGGAGGACAACATGGCGGATTTTATACCAGGTGAAGCATATAGACTAGATATTATCGGGGCCGATGAATCTATTATTGTAGATAGTTGGCAAGGAACTATCAAAGCAAATGTAGTATCGGATATCGGTATGGTACAGGTTGATGTATCAACAGGAAAACTTTATGGACCTATGATAGGTGACATTGAAGATACTGAAGGTAATATAATTTTTGACGCAACTGCGCAAACGTTAAAAGCTGATTTATCCGGAAGTGTTTATGATAATAGCGGTGCTGTAAAAATCATTGACGGTATGACTGGTAAAATTACCGGCCTACTAAGTGGCAATGTAGTTGACTCCGAAGGCACTGTAATGATAGATACTGCTAGTCGAACTATTTCCGCAAATAGTTTTACAGGCGACTTATACGGCGATGTATATGGTAATTTAACTACTGAGAGTATTGTTTACGGTACATTTAGTGGTGACTTTAACGGTACTGCATATGGCGAATTCTTTGGCGATAGTACAGGTACACACAACGGAGATGTAAACGGCGACTTAGTAGGTAATGTCACTGGTAATGTTTTAGGTAGTGTCACAGGTGAATTACTTGCACTAAAGAACGGCAGCGAAATTCCAGATCAGCTT